AGCAGCACCAAGTCAGACGGCAAGATCACTGTCGATCTGTACGAAGTAACGGAACACGGAAAGACATTTGTCGATCAATATGTCGCACTTAAAAACATTTTTAACTAGTACCATGGACGCAACCACGCAAGTCACCACGCAAGTTACCATGCAAGTCGGAACATTAACAAATCAGGGAGTTTATCTCGGTATGCAAGGCAGACTTGCACGATTTGAGAGGAACCTTGGAGAACGCACAACTACTATCCTGTGCTCCCCAACACTAGCTCATGTCATCTCACAAGAAGACGAGGACGCTAGATTAAAGCTTGAAGAGGATTGGATTGGCCAAGGGCCATGGTATCAAGCTGTACTGCGTGGTGATGAAGCACGATCCGCGCTCTCATCGTTCAAACAATCCTTTGCAATTTAACTCTCCCATAAACAATACACACATGAAAACAAAAGAAGCAGCAATCAGCCTAGCAAAAAACCGCGTCTCAGGAATGTTCCCAGTCGGTAACGATTGGAAATACACGAGGTGGTGCAGTGAGTTCGCAGCATGGAGTGAGTCCACAGCAATGGATTATTTCAAATCACGGATGAACATGGCTCAGGAGCGCATTAACATCGCAAGGCAAGAGCTTGGCATGACAGAGCGCACATACTACGGAGGAAGCTGGGAAACATACGTTCAAGATCAGTAACCTTAGCAAGTTAGTAATGATTAGACCTCAGTGGGGAAACCTGCTGGGGTTCTTTATTGGATAAATCGACAAGCAGTCAGCGATTCTCAAAGTCCAAGTGAAAAGGCTCTCAATATGTTTTATGGATCAATTTGATTTTTTGGTTTATTTGAATATCATTGGATGATTTCCAAAGTCCAAGTGAAAAGGCTCTCAATAATCAAATCAATTTATTTTTACTTCGCGCTCACCATAGACTCAAGTGGTATGGCCAGAGTCCAGAACGAATGCAGAACCAAAGCCAAGGCAAGAGGTCGGACCGAAGGAGACACGGAACCATTGGAGAGACACAAGGAGAGGCAAGCATAGAGGCAGGAGGGAAAGCAGGAGACAAGGTAGGAAAGCGACAATAAAAAAGGGGTGAGCGGTAACAAATACCACCCACCCCCACGGATTCCTAGTCGGTCTTATGACAAAATCATGAGGATGATTCTAAGCCAAGCCAAAAACAAAAACAGGAGAATAACCCACTCAATGAATTTCGAGATCATGCGTGGATGAGTCCATCCGGTTGCAAGACAAAGCCTGTGGAATCGATCTTGCCTTTGCCCTTGGCTTTCAGGCCTACCACGACGCCACGACGGTCAAGAAATCTCAAATCGTCAGAATCCCCGTCTATCACTTGGAATCCCTCCCATGTAAGAGGCAACTTGTCGGCGAAAACAATGGCGACGTTCACTTGAGATTGAAGCATTGCGACCAATTCTAGATGGGTTGAAACTTCCGAACGTGAATATGTTAGCCAATAGTTGCTTGGAAGTAAACCGGCAGCGAAATTACAGGCTCTTTCCTCGCTCTTAGTATAATCATACCATTGCACGCCCTGAAAAGAATCGAAAATGTTCGAGCCTCGAAACTTGATCTTTTCCCATGGCAGATCGCTTGTCAGATTGAGACGGAAGCATGGCGTCATCCCCTTTTTAGTCGCCGACCGGATGGCCGCGTCTACCTCATCCCAAAGCATTTCGAGGAAACAAGCCTTGTCCGTGAAAAAAAGCTTCGTTTTGGCAATCCTTGCGAGTTGAACCGATGACATCGCACCGCGTCCCGCAGTGTTTAAACAAGCCGCCGCACATCCCGCCGATGCATCTTTGCATACGTTAAAGCCTGAGAGGTTGCTTGGTGCCAGGTGGATTCCGTAAGTTATAAAGCCGCGCTTTTCGCCTTTTCGTGTTTTCGCGTTACCGCTATTTAATAGTTTCATTTTATTTTCGAGTGTTTGTTTTAGTCTCTTCAGAACGGAATTCATCCGTTGACGCCTTGCAGCGTTTCGACTTGGTTAGAAGCTTGAAACAATGATCCCACCGTCAAACTCTAAAAGGGTTCCATGGTCTTGAATGTAGGATCGAATCAAATCATCGATTTCGTCCGTGTCCTCGGTCCCGTCCATGTCGATTCCGCTATACTCTAAGGCAAACGCCAGAGTGGACGCCCCATGATGTTCCAGTAGCCATTCCTGCAGGCTGTCAGATTGTGAATAGTCACAGCGGAGGCTAACAGGGCAGAATTCGATTTCTTCGCCGATGTCCTCCTCGAGTTCCTCGAGGTATTCACAAAGTGCAACGGCCCCGGCGTATGACCAGTTGGCATCATTGTCGTTCATTAATCTGTGGGCGGCTTCAGTGGTGGATAACGTGGTTTTCATTTTCGTTTTGTTTTCTAGTTATTAGTTTGTGGATCAAATGAGATTTATGTGAGATTCAATGTCGTCAAAACATGGCTGGTCTGCCAATCTCATGGCGTCATCGTATGTAATCGGCTTATTATCGTATATTGTGCGGACGGAGTGATTGACAGGGAAGCCGCCTCTGAAATGATTGATAATGTCGTCCATCTTGTGAGCTGTCACAAGAGTTTTGCCTGTGATTAGCACGATCATTTGATGGAGTTTTGCGGAAGTATCGATGATGATCATAATTTCAAATTCAATGAATGAGGTTTTTCAGAACGATCAAGATTACAATGTAAGATGCGCCGAGGAAAGCGCACAAAGGGATTGCCAGCCATGCCGGAGGATTCACGAGGATTTCAGGGAGTTTCATTTTCGTTTTGTTGGTTGGAGATTTAAGCAAGGGCGCAAACTTCGATGCGCGAAACCGAAATGTCAGATTGTTTGATTGTTGGCTCCGACTCGTCAAAACGGTTTTGATTGTGGCTATTGGCAATCATGCGAGCGGCTCCGGTATAGGTTGGAGTTTTTGCGGAAGCACTACGGATAAATTTATGGGTGGACTCATACGACGGCCCGGCGGATTGGTGGTTAATGGCGGTAATGATGAATAACGTGTTCATGATGTGGTGATGTTGGTTTGGATCAGAAAGGCAGTTTTATGTCGTGCCTAGGACGTTTTGATTTTCAAGCTTCGTCGATCATTCGGTTAAGTGCTTCGAGGCATTTTTTCCGTGTCTTCTCTCCTGTAATTTGTTTGGCAGCCTTGAAGATGGAATTTGTCGAATGGCGCAAACCTTTTAACTCAAGCTTGAGGCCTGAGCGGATGATGAGGAGACGATACGCTGAGATATCTTCAGGGTTTGTGATCATGTGGTGACTCATAATGTTGGATTGGATTGGATTGGATTGTCTCGCAGCCTCATTTACAAATGAGACTTCAAGAGGAATAGGGCAAAGGGCAGCCGATGACAAGCAATTATTTTGTCAAAATAAATAAAAGAATTTCCCGGTCAGATTCCGTGCCAAGTTGAAATGTTAGAGCGAAAATCGTTTGAAATCTTTTCTGGTATGGTAGGAGCGGAAAGGGGTTACGATCGATCCTATGGGCATCCTCGGGCCAAATAGGGCTATGTGGCAGATTCTAGTGTTCTGGTGAGTATCTTGACCATGTTTCTTGTGAAAAGGCACAAGGTTTTGAATAAGGGGCAGATGGAGAGAGGGATGGAATCGGTGCAGGCTCTCAATAGAAAATACCAACCGCACGCGCATGGCTTCCTCGTCACCTACCACCCACCCCTTATCACCCATTGACCATGTCTATTCTTGCCTTGTCATGTCGATTTCAAGCATTCCTCTCATGTTCCACAAGTCATCGCTCATAAGTGATTGGAAGCAAGCATCTCCCCGTGGAACACTACCACGCATTATGTGTATTGTAACAAGTTGACCGCAAATAAAATTGACGATGTACATACGCGAGAGGCGGGGGGCGGGGGTTGCTTTTTTTTCCACCATTGAAATGTCCATGGTTTAACTACTCCCACAAAAATTATTGCAATTGGCCCTCAGCTCAATTCTGCCGTCCCATACCTTATTTCTGACCACATACCAGCAACCTCAATCCAAGCGTCTCTACGTCGATCCTGAGAGCATTTAGAGGCATTCTGCACAAGTCCCCTTGACACGTTGTAAATTATCTTGCAGTGAATGTCCCTATGCGTGGAGATTCATATCAACTACAGGGTCAAATGGGTGCTGTCACCTTGACTGCGTCAGGTACTGCGACGACTATTACGGGTAACTTTCGATGGGTGCTTGTTGCGGCTGATACCGTGATCACGAGCATGACTGGGAATGTTCTTGGTGTTGCTGGTGCTAATCCAAACACTTCTCTTGCGGGCATCACGTTGCCTGCTGGGTTTGGCTTTGGTGGTATTCTTACGAGCATCACGATCACTTCTGGCACTATCTTGGCTTACACTCTGTAATGTCTCAATTCCGCTCAGTGGGTGGACTGGACGAGCCGATCAGCGAAGACGTTGACCGTTGGTTCTTTTCCGTCAACCAGAGGCTTCAATTGAATCAACTCCAAGAGGGTGAGGTTCGTGAGTCCTTGAATGGTCGTATGGAAGGCTACTGGAAGCCCCGCAGGAATGTTGAAAAGAAAACTGATGCCCTGACTACTGGCCAGACTCCGTTGCAGTTACCATTCTACCTGATCGATGCCGCCAAGACTATTTCCTTCGTGGATATCCCTGTAACTGGGACTGTGCGTATTACCGTCACGGCTCACGGATTTGTTGCTGGCAGTTCTGGCTGGGCTACGATTGCTGGGCTGGATGCCTCGTTCAACGGGAGCTACTTACTGACTTATGTTGATGCCAATAGGTTGAGTTACACGATTCCCTCGGTAACCACTGCTCCCACGGATAAAGATGGAACACTGTCCCAGATGGCGGTCAATGACGTTGCCAATGCTAACGTAAGAGCTTCCTGCCTGTTCAGTGATCCAAACACCAACAACAAGGAGTTCATCATCGTTGCGATGGATACCTCGGCCAAAAAGATCGATCTGGCCACCTTTGCCATTACAGAGATTCCTTATCCATCGGGTCAAGGGCTAGGAGTGGACAGTGAGATGATTCAACTGTTCGACAAGGTGATGTTGTTCCGCGATGGTCAGCAGGCACTTGAGTGGTATCCGAACGGAAGACCAGTACTATCCGCCTCTCAATCAGGAACCACCGTCACAATGAACGTTCGTGAACATGGATTGATTGCTGGGACTTCAATCACAATCGCTGGACTTACTCATGCTACATTAGTTCCCGCAAACGGAGTCTTTACTGTGCTGGCCGTATCGACACCGGATCAATTTACTTACACGTTTACAACGAGTCAAGCTGTTACTTCATTTGGAGTTGCGAGTGCAACTGCCGCTGACGGATTCACATTATCCCCCGGCGGCACTTATACTCAGCCACAAGTATTTAACTCGTCTGGAACAGGGGTAAACGTTTTAAATGGAGAGGTCTCGCTGACTGTGTCTGGAAACATTACGCTGTTTGTTGGCGATATTATTGTAGTTTACGAAACGACAGTTCCAGAATTCTCTGCAATTGTTGGACAGCAATTCCAAGTGACCTCGGCAAGCGCAACCAACATAGCTTTCTTTGCTCCAGTTGCCAATATTACTGGTGTTGGTTCTACTGGTCAAATTGAATTTGGTGGCAGATTTAGCGTGGGTGGTGGATTTATGCATCAACCTGCCGCACCTTGGGGAGTTCATTTCCAGAGACGACTGTGGGTTCCATATTACTACGATCAATCAGGAGCATTTAATGCTGTGACATACACCAATCGGAAGATCACTGACGAAATCGCGGTTTCGGACATTTTGGATACCACTACATTCGACCAGATCGAAAACCAATTCCGAGTCAGTGGTGGCACAGCAGATTATGTGGTGGGGATGCACGGGTTTTACGATGACGCACTGGTTGTTCTGAATAGAAACAGCCTTCATGTTGTACAAGGAACGTTAGGAAGCCTTTTGGATTGCAGAGTTAAGGAGTTAACGTCAGAAATTGGATGCCTTGCGCGAAAGTCTGTTGTAATGCGTGGTAACACGATGATGTTCCTGTCTGACGATGGCGTGTATTCACTTGAATTCTTAAACGATTACAACCTTCGTGGGTCTGAGGAGCCAATCTCCAAGAATATTCAGCCCTACATTGATCGAATTAACAAAAACTTTGCCGCAGAAGCTGTTGGTATTCTATTCGATAACAGGTACTACCTTGCAGTGGCGCTTGATTCATACTCAGGAGCCAATGATGCTCAAGGAAACAACTCAATTTTGGTGTACAACTTCAAGAATCAAGGATGGGAGTCACTAGACACTTACGGTGATCCTCGATTTATCATCAGGAATCTGATAACGGGTGGTGCTGGGGTTAGAAATGAGCTGTACGCAGTTACTCGAAATGGAGGACTACATCAAATTGATGCCTTTGAAAGCAGTGTTGATCGGTTCAATGTATCTAACGTAGGGGGACAGCTGATAACCTCAACCATCAATGCATCACTAACCACTCGTGGGTACGACCTAAAGACAATGGAGCGCAAAAGGTTTACGGACGCTCAAATTACAATGCAGAATCTTGCTGGAGATACTGGTGAGTACACCATCTCATTTGCAGCGGAAGATCCTGACAATGCTTCACTTATTGGAACGACCACGCAATTCCTTGGTGGGGTTGTATTAGCTCCAAGCACGCCCAATGAGGCTGAAACAGCTAGCATTAGATGCCGTCTAGCAGGAATTCGTGGGTACACTGG